TGAAACACTAGCGCCAGAAAAAATAGATAAGATGGTTATTGAATCCATGTGGGCCGTGAGCCAATGGGCTGGAGACTTTAATCCTGCACATATGCACGATGGTGATTTATCAGGTGTGTTCTACACAAAGATGCCGAAAAGCATTGATAAAGAGAGAGCGGCTGAGGACCATTATCCTAGTGTAGGTGATATACTTTTTATGTGTGGAGACCCAAAAACTTTTAGTGGACATAAATTACAGCATCCTCCAGAAGTCGGTGATATATTTTTATTTCCATCTTGGCTAACACATATGGTTTATCCTTTCAGAACACCAAATGAAGAGAGAAGATCTGTGTCCTTTAATTTACGTTTAGTGCCTAAAGACGCAGAATTTAAAGCTGAATGATTAAAGTTATCGATAATGTTTTTGACGAAAAAGAAATAGATTTTTTTTATGGTGAGTTTAGAGATAATATGTCTTGGGCCTTTATAGGCGGAGCAAATGATGAAAGTAACTGGAGAAAATTTCATATGTTTCTTAAAAAAGACAATCCAGTGCACTCAAAACTTTTTAATAAATCAGATGAATTATTTAAAAAAACTTTACCATCATTTTCAGAAACTCATAAATTAAAAAGTAGTAGTGAGTACGCAAATGCTTATGCAAGTGGATATTTGTATGGAACTCATCATCAAATACACACGGATTATCAAAAAAACACAGGTTTTACGGTGATGTTTTATCTTAATAAAATTTGGGACATATCATATGGAGGTGAAACAATTTTTATAAATGACATAGGTGACATCACTAATTCAATTATTCCCAAACCAGCTAGAGTTGTAATTTTTGATGGTAGCGTACCTCACGCAGCTAGAGAAGTTAGCAGAATTTGTGTTGAGTTAAGAATGGTGGCAACCTTTAAATATGAACGTAAATAAAATACTAGCAAAATGATAAAAGTGTACGATCATGTTCTTAGCGAAGATTTGTTAAATTTTATACAAGAAGAAATTAGTCAAGCACATTGGAAAGTTCATGGATCTCTTGAAACAAAACAAAATTTTTTTAATTGTGTTACTACGAATTGGTTTAGTCATAATTATTTATTAAGATTTTTTAATAAAAAAGTAATGACACAAACAAAAAGTTTACTTCGTTCATATATAAATTGTTATCCTCCTCAATCACAAGGTGATTTTCACGCTGATGATGGTATGCAAACTTTGCTTTTTTTAACAGATGAGTGGGAAGAAAATTGGTTAGGACAAGTAAATTTTAAAAACAATGATGATGTTCTTTACAAAAAGAATAGACTTATAATTTTTGATTCATCTATTGAACATAAAGCAAATATTAATTTATCTAATAAAAACAGGCACACGATTGCATGGAAAACTATGGTGTAAAATGATACAGGTAACAAAAACTCCTATATTTACGCAAGAAATTTTTAGTTTTACTTTGCCTAATTTTGAAACTTATAAAAAACAAATACAACAAATAGTTTTAGTTGAAGATAATAAATCTATACATAAAATAGACACATCACCAGAATCGGAATGTAATGTAAAAGCTAAAAGAACTGCATGGAACTCAAATCAAAAGTATGAGTCTTTAAATAATCTGTGTGAGGATATTGCTATTAATATTGAACAATTTATTAGTAAAGAGGGTTATGATATTCCAGAGATAGTTACACAACACTGCTGGATAAATTGGTATGGTAAAGGTCAAAATGCTTTGCCACATCATCACTATGCTAGCATATCTGCGGTATTGTTTGTCGATGCTGAAGATACTGATGCTAGTTTTTATTGTCACGCTAATGCTAATTTAGTTCTTCATAAAAAAACAGATGTACAAACAAATTTTAATAATATTGTAGAAATTAAAGCTAAAGACGGCACTGTTTTGTTTTTTGACGGTAGAGTAATGCATTCAGTGTCACCAAATTTGTCAAACAAAAAAAGAATAACCTTTGCAGTGAATTATCTTGCCAAATACTCAAATGCTAGAGATGAATATTAACAATGTTCCTATGGTTCGAATTACTTGGCTTGATGCTAGGGACACAGAAACAGGTTGGCTATCGATAAAAGAAATTATGGATGCACCGTTGGCCGTGTGCCAAGAGGTTGGATACATGGTTGTAAATAACGATGACAAGATTGTGATTATGCGATCTTGGTGTGTAGATAAAGATGATAATCACGGTGGTGGCGCAATTGCAATACCAAGAGGTTGGGTTAAAAAGATAGAATATTTAAAGGTGGAGTATGCAACACGATAAAAATTTAGAACTTTTTTCAACAAAAATATTTATATTTAAATTTACAAATAAAGAAATAGAGCCTTTAATTGATGAGGTGCTGTTAAAAAAAGAAAAAATAAAAAAAAGAAGTCTTGTATTTTCTGATCATGGTGGGGTAGGTGATTATCATACAGATTATGGCAATCCAATACAACTTCATGAGTATGAGAAGCTAATGTATTCTATGATAAATCATTTCAACACGTTTAATGTGCATAAATATTGGACAGCTATTTATAATAAAAATAGTCTCCATGATGCACATAAACATACTAACTTTATCAAAGGCGGGGCCTGCAATTTTTCTAGTGTTCTGTATTTATCCGCCATAGGAGGCACTACTTTTTGGAGTCCTAATTTAACAAGTGTTCAAGATGAATATGATTTAAAATCTGAAGTGGGTAAATTTATAATTTTTCCAAGTAATTTAATACATAAGGGTGAAAATCTTCAAGATGGCGAAAGAATTATAATTTCGTCTAATATACAAATATGAATAAAATCAAAAAAGCGTACAAAAACAAGACTTATGTGCTTTTGAAAAACGCTATAAATCTTAAATCATTTGGTTTAGATTTTGATTTTAATAGTTTATTTGAGTTTTATAACACTTATCCCGTTTCAAATTACATATCAAAAGGTTCAAATAATTTGCATCTTTTTCACATGTTTAATATCATGAATAAAGATACCTACAATTTTTTTCACGCGTATATCTCTTATCTTAAAAATATTATTAACAATGCATTTTATTACAAAAATGGAAATTTAGATTTTTTCTTTTCAACAAAAGCAGAGGTTGGTATTAGTCACGTAGACGATGAGCATGTTCTAATCTTAGGTATTTACAAAAATACATATTATCACATAAAAGGTAAAGATATTAAAATATCCCCGGGCGATCTTTTATATATTTGCAAAGGAAACATGCACCATGCTTTTTCCTCAACAGAAAGAATCGTTTTATCATTATCATTGTGGGAAACGAGTGAATAAAATTTTTATAGGAACTCCTTGTTATGGAGGTATGATCACTGCTGACTATTTTAAAAGTTGCATGCAGCTCGTGGCTCTAGCTGCAAGTAAAAAAATAGAATTACAATTTGGAACAATTGGTAATGAATCGTTAATTACTAGGGCTAGAAACACTTTGGTTCAACTGTTTATGGATGGTGATTACACACATCTTTTGTTTATAGACTCTGATATAGCTTTTAATCCTGAAGCTGTAATCAGAATGTTGGAATATAACAAGGATGTCGTTACGGGTATTTATCCAAGAAAAACTATTGACTGGATAAAAGTAAAGAAAAGATTGAAAGAAAATCCTAATATGTCCGAAGATGAATTACTCGCAGCCTCACTACAATATAACTTAAACGTAAAAGATCCTAATAAGATACTATTAGAAAAAGGTTTTATAGAGGTCATGGATGGTCCTACAGGTTTTATGTTAATTAAAAGAGAGGTATTTACAAAAATGGCAAAGCAGTATTCAGAGTTAAAGTTTGTCCCCGATCAACACATCAATCAATCTCATGACAAAGAATTTGAGTATCACAAAACATCTGATTGGAATTACACTTTTTTTGATACTGTGATAGAGCCACAAACAAGAAGATATCTTTCAGAAGATTATGCTTTCTGCCGTTTATGGCAAAATATGGGTGGCAAAATATATGCAGATATCATGAGCGGTATGACTCATTACGGTAATTATGCATTTAGAGGCAATGTTGGAACTCAATTCTTGCCTCAAAACAATAAGTAATTTATTATAAAACTATGAAATTAGTGGATCTTAAGTTTAAACCGGGCGTAGACAAGCAAGATACTGCCTATTCTGCTGGTGATCAACGTAAATATGTAGATTCTGACTTTGTAAGATTTCACTACGGCAAAGCAGAAAGGTGGGGTGGGTGGACAAACTTACCAAATCCTAATGTTACGGTGGTTGGAGCTGTTAGAGACACGCACTCATGGATAGGGTTGGACGGCACTAGATATCTAGGTCTAGGCACCGATAGAAAACTATATATTTATTCTGAGGGTAAAGTTTATGATATTACACCTATAAGAAGAACGGCTAGTCTTACAAATCCTTTTGCCACATCAAGTGGATCGTCTACAGTAACAGTTACAGATAATGCACATTTAGCTGAGGTCGGTGCTTTTGTTACTTTTGATAATGGCTCTGCTACAAATGTAGTTGACGGCATAGATTTTAATAATGAATTTGAAGTTTTAACTGTGCCGACGAGTAATACCTACACAATAAATGCTGGTACAAATGCATCCGGCACCACAGCATCGGGTGGTGGTTCTACAGACGCAAGCTATCAAATAAATCCAGGTCCTACATCTTCAACTTATGGGTACGGATGGGGGACTGAAGAGTGGAGCACAGGCACTTGGGATACTCCTAGATCTTCATCTAATGTTGTAGTCGCAGGTAGAAACTGGTCTTTAGATAATTTTGGAGAAGACTTAATAGCGACAGTATTAGATGGTGGTACATTTATTTGGGATACATCTGGAGGTTTGGCCGCTAGAGCTACTGCTTTATCAAATGCACCGACAGCATCAAGGTTTAGCATCGTTTCTACAGATACTAGACATTTGTTAATATTCGGAACCGAAACAACAATTGGCAATACAGCCACACAAGATGATTTACTATTTAGGTTTTCAGATAGAGAAGACGCAACAGATTACACTCCTGTTGCTACAAACGAAGCTGGATCTTTGAGAATTACTGATGGGTCTAGAATCGTTGGCGCTGTTAAATCTACAGGTCAGATA